TACTGTGGTGGGCCAGATGGGCGGCTGGGCAGATCCCCAAGAATTGCAGGAGCTGTGCCCTCTCCACTCTCTGTGTGTGACAGTGGATCAGATCCTTGGTCGCCGCCCCCTGGCTCATGGTCATCTGGCAATGCACCCACAAAAGGGGGTGGCGTGAGCTTTTGGGCAGCAGAGATTGCCTTGGAGTTTGCAGGCCGTGCACCAGAGGCAATGGAATCCTCCTCAAGTCCAATTTCCTCTTCATGGGTCAGGACAAGCTTGTCCCGAAATGATGCTGCCTGTTTCATGGTCAACATGATCTTGTCTCCTGGGCCGAACATGCCCATGGGCTTCTGCCCTTCTTTGATGATGAATGCGCGTTTTTTCACTTTTTTGTTTTGTTTGGTTTGTTAGAGAAAAAGCCAGCAACCCAATCATGAGCTGCTGGCTTTTGAGGAATCCAGCGTTGTGAGGATTACGAGCCGTGGACGATGCCGCAGTTGCCGTTGCGGTCTGCCTTGATCCGGGGAGCCATTGCCGACATCACCATGAACTGGGTTTGAAGGGGGTGGATGTTCCAGGTGAGGTTGCGCAGATCCTGGGCCACTGCAATGTCCACAGTCTCAGCATCCATCTGGATGAGGAGCACTGTGCCGTCAGCAAGGTAGTCTGCTGTCTTGACTTCGCTGATGTCCTGGAATTTCAGGATGCGGTCACGGATGGTGCCTTCACCCTTGACTGTGGAATAGTCAGACTCAAGGTTGATGCTGATGTCCTTGGCCACATAGAGGACATATGGCCCCCATTTGTAGTCATTGAGAAGCATCTTGAGCATTGCCTTGACATCTTCAACAAGGTCAACCCCTGCACCAACAGTCCAATCTGCTGCGAGCGTGTGGGTGTTGCGGGATGGGTGGTTGGTGTATCCGTAGATGGACAGGCCAGCAACCGCAAGGTCAGGCACACCATTGAAAAGTGCCGATTCCATGGATTCAATCACCACCTTGGAGGCAATGCGCATCTGGGTGGTGTCCAGGCTTTCCCCACGCTGGCGGGAGGCAAGCACAGCACGCTCACCAAGCTCCCACGCCTTGTGGAAGATGGGGATTGGAACGCCAGTCTCATCAAAGGTCACACGGTCATTTTCAGACTCTGTGCGGCCATCCATGTCGATCTGGGCACCAGTCATGTCGCCCACACGCTCCCACATCGAGATAATGGTGCCAAGGCCGCCAAGGTTTTTGACCAGGCCACGGCGTTGAAGATCTCCAATGCCGTTCATGCGGGCACGGGCAACCTCAATCAGGGTGTTGTCATAGACAATCCCTTCCTCGTGTCGGAGTGTGGTGGCATTGGCGACAATCTGACCAGGATTGATGATGTTTTCCAGTTGTCCTGTGGCAGGGCTGATGCGGATGTTGTTGCCAGATGAAAGAAGCGAGTTTGCGTCCTTGGAGTTGGCTTTTAGGATATTTGCTTTCACTTTGTTAGTTGAGTTGAGATTGTGGTTGTTCTGGTTTGGATTACAGGAACTCGACTGTCAGGAATGCTTCAACAACTCCTGCAGAGTTGTCCAGAGCCTCTTCTGCAGAAGCAACGGCGATGCCAGTTACACGCTTGCGAAAGCATCCAGTTGCATCAAACTCAAGGGCATCCCCTTTGGTGATGGCAGATGCAGATGCTGCAATGCGCACCTGAGCACGGTCGCCAGATTTGAAAACGCCGTAATAGACATTCTCACCGATGGCATATGCATCATTGATGGTTTTGCCGAGCAGTTCATTCTCAAAGACAATTGCCTTTGCTCCTGCGACTGCTGCAGTTGCCCGCTTGATGATTCCTGCGCCGCTGTAAACAACAACATGTCCAGGGGACAAAGCTGCAATGGCCTTGTCCTCTTTCCGTGTTGGCATTCCAACGAGTGTGATTGTTTCCGAGCGTGTTTTCATGATTTCAGTTTATTGCTGTTTTGTGGGTGACTTCAGGGTTATGCCGACTTTACAGGTGCAAGTAGGATGGAGGGTGCTGAATAGTCTTTTGATCCCACCTGGTTGTTTGTCAGATCAGGAGAGCCACCTGCAAAGCTGAAGTCAGTGGCGCTGTCTGTTGGAGCAATGCCATGTGCAGTCTCTTCCAGCTGGTTGATAGTCATGGTGTCAACCACATTCGCAGGAATCTGCTTGCAGTTGGCCTTGATGTGTGAACGTAGGCGGGTGAGGCGTGCTTTGCGATCTTGACGAAGCTCCTGGAGAAGCAGTGCATCCTCATTGGTCATTATGCCATGCACAGGATCAGCATGCTTGTCCGACTCAATGGCAGTGTCAGCATTGGTCTTGAGAATCCCATCCAAAAGGTCATCCGGGAGCAATCCCAGTTCCTTGTGCTGGGCTTCAGTTATGGAGTTGGCAGCAAGGAGTGCTGCCAACGCGATTGTGTGCGTTTGTTTCATTGTTTTTGTTTGTTCTTGGTTGGTTGCTATTTTTGGGGACACTTCCTCATATTGCCTCTTGATCATCACCTGTGCAGGTGTTCCATCAATGGCAACAGTTTCATCATTGTTGATTAAGTATGGCTGCTTGAAAAGCAAATCATCCTGCTCATAAACGAAAAAGTCAGGAAAAACATCGACAATGTATTGCCAAGTCTTGCTGCCTTTGAAGTTAAGCTGAAGTTGTGTGCTCAGCTTGCTGCGGATGTCATTGTGGGAAATCTCATTGGCATTGAACCCAAGGGCTGTGCTGATCCTCTTAAAGGCATTTTCAAACATTCCTGTTGCAGTTTTCTTTTTTGTTTGATCAGCTGCACATGATCCACAGCAAGGCTTTTCCTTGTCTGCATTCAGCAGGAATGTGCCGCATCCATCATCAACTGAGCATGCACCTTTTTCATCAGGAAGGATGGCGAGGTGATCAGGTGTGAATTCATTGACAATGCCGATGTAATTTTTGCCACGGAAGTTCCCCACCTGTGGTTCATAGTTAGTCCAGAGTCCAGTGGACACATTAATGTTTTCACCCTTGTCAAGTCGATCAAGAAGATCAGCATGACCAAGGTCGGTGGCCTTCTGAATGTTGATCCACATCTCACCTTTAAGTGCCTTGGTTTTGGGGTCAAAGGCAACATTGAAGAATTTGCCAATGTTCTGCTCAGCATCTGCCTCAGCAGAGTTTGCAGTGACAAAGTTGCCATCTGCATCTTTCGGGTGGCGAACAGGGATTGGAACTCCATTCCAGCGCTCTGCAAGGGTAGACAAACTTGCCTCAGGATAGAAGATGCCGTTCAGCACACCTTCACGGATTCCGATGACCGGGATAACCATGTGCTCCACATCCCCGGACATTGCCCGTGAGGCAGCAGCCAAAATGGAGACAGTGTTGAAAGTTAGGACGGGTTTCACGATGAATGGAATGATTGTGGCAAATCAAAAAACAATCAAGACTTTTTTCGATTATTTTCCTATCCTGGAAATATCAATATAGGGGAAGATGGCACACCTGCAGTTTGGCTCACCAATTAGGCTCTGTGCAGCAACTTTTGAATAAATGTTGCCATCTCTGGCATTGTGGCTATCCCTCTGCCGCCCATCCTTTGTGGTGAGCCATTCCATCTCAAATTCAATCCCAAGCTCTGCTTCCAGGATTTTAGTTTCCATCAGACTTGCCTCCTGGTGCGCTTCAATGATCTCAGTCCTTGCAATACGGTTTGCCCTTGCCCTCCCAACCTTGATCCTTGCATCAAGGTTACGTGCAATCTCTGAAGGGCTTTGCCCACGGATCACACCATCTGACAAAACCTTTCGCATCTCACTCTTCATTGCCAATGAGATCCCCTCAAGGCCATTGAAGTTGCGCTCATAGATCAGTTGAGCACGATCAACATGAGAACGATTAATAAAAGGAGAGTTGGCAGGCAAATCCCTCCCCAACCTTCTGGCTGCTGGTGCAACCCTGCTTCTGGCTGCTGCAGCACCTCTTGTATAAGCGATTCCAATTCTGCTGGTGAGCCATTTCTGCTCAAGAGGGATGGTGGGTTGAAGTATTTCATAATCAATTTGTTGCTGTAGCCAAATCTCAAAATCCTTGATGTTTTCCTGCGACCTTTGGAATGTGTAACGGCGTGGGATTGGCACCCCAGGAGGCGCCAGGGTGGATGGAGAGGAGAGAATCCCAGGGGAGAGTCCCAAGGAAGCCCGGTATCGTCCCAAACGTCCACGGGAAGAGTCTTTCCTTCCATCTCTCTTCCCCACATTGGACAAGAGAATTTCCTTGCTCTCCACAGAAGGAAAGGCCAGGCGGACTGCCCGCGACAAATTGCCAAATCGAGCATTGCACTCTGAAACTGCCTTGTTCCGCAGGGTCAGAGTTTGTGTTGCATCTTGTGTTTTCATCTTCTTGATTTTGGACTTGCACTCCCTGGCTCAGACAAGCGCACCTTGCGCTGTTGCCCCTTGTCATTCACCCCACCGCCTCCCAGACCACCAGTCATTGATGCTTTTGTCTTGACCAGATCTTTCTGACGCTCGTGGTCAATCCCTGCATTCTCAACTTCAAGCAGGGTTGCTTCCTCTTCCTCCTGTTCATGCTCTGCTTCGATTTCATCAATCTCAGCCTCAAGGTATGGTTTCTTGAGCACTTCCACAGTGAACTGCTTGGGGGTCAGGATCAGGTCTGCCCCTGGGGCATTGACATAGGCTGAGATGGCCTGTGCAACCTTGACTGCAACATCTGCTTGATCCTTTTCCGAAGCAGTTAGAAGCTCAGGCCACTTCACCTGGTATTTGCCTCCCTTTGGGGGTGGCAGCATCCCAATCTCAATCAGGAGATCAATCATTGGTCGCACCTGGTATGGCTCATTGTGCTTCTTGCGGCGTTCATCAACACGGGTCAACCAGTTGTCATTGTCCTGTGTGGAGGCCAGCACACCCTCTTCAGACCCAAGCAGGATTTTCCTGGGGATGCCTGTGGCGCCAGAGATCAGCGACACAATCAGCTCTGCTGCCTCCTTTGGGGATGGTGAGTTGAACTGGATAGGGGTGACATCCATTCCCTGTGTCTTGAGGATGCGTGAGAGTTGATTAACATAATCCTCTGCCTCCTTGGTCAACTTCTCAGGATCAGCAATCTTGGCATCCTTATCAGCATTCAGGTTCAGGCCACCACGGCTATTCATCCAATAAACCTCAGCACCACCACCCACCACCTTCTCCAGGTCATCAAGACGGTTATAGACCTTCTCCAGGGCAGGGGTGCCATAGACCTCATTATCAAGCAGTCCCTCTGCCATGTGCAGGATGCGAGAGTGGTGCACTTCCACCTCCCTCCCTCCATTCGGGGAGTTTGCTGTGGATTGGGTCTCATACTTCCCTGTGCTCATGTCTGCCACAGTCACCATGTAGGTCTCTGGACGGCCAAAACGTTCATTGGCAATGTCCTTCACCCATGTCTTCACCCGCACATTTGCCTCTCCATAGGGCATGACATATTTTATTGTTGCTCCTGCCGGCACTTTCTTGTCCACAGAGGTTGATCCAGAGTATCCGAGCAACAGGATGGAGAAACGGCCAAGACGGCACAGGATGTCAGCACGACGCAGGTAGCTCCACAGGTTCATCTTCACAAAAAGATCAACCACAGCAGTCTCAAACTCTGTCATGTTCTGATCATCCGGGTCATCCACAATCTCAGGTGGGTTGCTCCAAACTGCATCAGGGAAGCAGGTCACAATCCGCTCTGCAATGTCCCCCCGCTTGAAGCGAAATGCAAAGTCAGAGGGTGAGAGTGTGGACTTGTAGCCAAAGATATCATACAAGTCCCTCTTGCCCCCATGTGTGGTGCCATCCAGTGACAACCTGCCCATCATGTCCAGACGTTCCATGACCATGAGTCCAGCAATTTCAGTTTTCTGCTCAGCAGTGAGTTCTTTTTCAGACATTGTTTTATTTGTTTACAGTTCTACCAGGCACCCGCATTTGCCCCTGCCTTGGACAACTCAAGCTGAATTGCATCAAGGGTTGGATCAATCTGGTCATCATTCTTGTGAGTCATTGTTGGGGTGAATTTCCTGAACTCCAGAAGGTAATCACTCAACCACTCTGCCTCAGAGGGAAGGTGCACACGTCCTGAGGCAATGTAAGGTGCATAGTCATTGGCCCTGCTCACCTTGTCCCTGTTGCGTTGAATTGCAACGATGGGAACCTTGATGTCAGGATCTTGGGATGCAGACTGGATCAGGTCAGTGCCAGATGCCTTATCTTCCACTGCTGCATATCGGAGTTTGCCCCTTGCTGCATTCCCAGGCTTGTAGTGCTTGAGGATGAAGCTCTTGAATACAACCCGGAGTTGTGGCGCTTCCCACTTGCCCCTCATCAGGTCAAGGAGGAATATGTTGCCTTCATGGGATGCCCAACATTGGAAAACAGAGTAGTCGTGAACCTCATCAATCTTCTGGGCTGTGTCTGCTGTTATGAAGCAGAAATCATAGTTAGGGGGCATCAAATAGTATTTCCACCAGTCATCCTTGAACAATCCGCCCCCCACAGGTGATGGCCGCTGGTAATACTGTGCAGAGGTTGTGTAAGGGTCAGAAGTCCGCATCGTGTGCAACTGATCCAGTGTGTGTTTGTATTCCCAGAGTGGACCAACAGGCAACTGATGCTTGATCTCAATGCCATGGGTGTATTCCTTTGGATACTCCTCTTTTGCACCAGGTGGATAAACCTCAGCTCCAAGCAAAAGGTGGTGCCACTTCTCACCTGTGCCGCCGGCGAGCAGGAAGCCTGTGGGGTCATCCTCGTGGATCCGTTGCATGATGACAATGATAGGCACCCCCTCATGAGCAAGACGGGATTTGAAGGTGTTGTTGAATCGGTTGTTGACCCTGCTGCGGATTGTCTCCGAATATGCATCATCAGGCTTGATTGGGTCATCAATGATCATTGCCCCTGAAAACCCAGGCATCATCCTCCCT